CTGCCGCTAAGAGAATTGCTGATGATGTTACTGAAGCAGCAGCTAATTTACAAGCAGAAAAAGATAAAAGAGCAGCTAATGAGGCTGAATAATAAATGAGTAATTTAACAGATTTTACAAATACATTTTTAGAACAATCCGAATTTTATGGATTTAAAAAAACTAATGGAACAGGTAGTCAATTAGAAGATTTGATACTTCATTTTAGTAATGGTGTAGATGATTTGGATGTTGCTGACCAATCAGATGGAACATTTAAAGACTTATATGATGACAGTTTTATTGCAAAACGAGGGCTGGTATTTGCTATTAACAGTGATGGTGAATTAACTTTAACATTACAGCCAGCTGCTTAATTAATTTAATTAACTTGAATAGAAAACTATTATAAATATAACGTAAGGGATAAAAGTAAGGGATAAAAAAATTATGGCCACAATAAATTTAGGTAGAATTAAACCAGTATTTAGAGGTGCATATGATGGAGCGACAGCTTATGTGGTAGATGATATCGTCACAGTTGGAGCTGCTGGAGTTGTAGAAACTTTCATCTGTATTTTGGCTTCAACAGGCAACGCTACATCTGATACTACCTATTGGACAAAATTAGCGGCTAAAGGTGGAGATGTTACACAGTTAACAACTCACGGAGATTTAATCATAAGGGATGCTGCTGGAGTTGCAAGATTACCAGCGGGAACTTCTGGACAAGTATTAAAAACACAAGGCACATCTGGAGACCCAGTTTGGGGAGATGATGGAGCTGAAACAATAACTACACAAGGTGACGTTCTTTATAGGGATGGTTCTGGACTTGCACGTTTAGGAGCAGGTTCTTCTGGACAAGTATTAGTAACAGGCGGAGCTAGTGCAAACCCAACTTGGGGTGCAGGAACTTTTATACAATGGGATGTGAAGAGTGCAAATTTTACTTCTATATCTGGCGGTGCTTATATGTGTGATACAACAGCGGGTGCATTTACTTTAACACTACCTGATAATCCATCAAATAACGACCACATTCTAATCAATGATAGTCACGGACAATTCAATACACATAATTTAACAATTGCAAGAGCTGCTAACAAGGAGAACATTGCAGGATCGGCTACAGATTTAATTGCTGATACTGATTATGCTTCCTTTAGACTTACATACAAGTTTGATTCAGGAACATCTACGAATTACGGCTGGATATTAACATAGAATTGATAGGAGATAAATGAGTAATTTATCAAAAATATTAGGCGGATCATCAAACACAGACCCTAGAAAAGAAGGACTACCTTTATTTGGTCTCTTTGGCCAAAATGGTGACCAAAATCACCATTTGAATTATAGAGTTTTTGATTCTAACTTCAGACAAGTAAACTCACCTTGGGGTGCAGTTTGTAACTCTACAACAAATTATAGATTTGGGATGATGGGAGACGCTTCTCACGCTTATTCATTTAATGACCACGGTACTAATATTGGGCACGTAAACCTTACTACTGAAACTTCTACTTCTTACACTGCTTGGAATAAAAGTGTTTACCAAGTTGACCAATATCCACATTGTTTCTATTATACCGCTTCACGGAATGGTGCAATTTCTTGGCATTCTTATCACAATATAGCTTCTTCATTTGAGTATCAAGTTGGTTGGACAAAAATCAATATGAATCTTCCTGAAGGATGTAGACCTAGACGGATATTTACTAACAGACGACATTCTATAAGAGAAGTATCTGGATTACAAGGTACTGCTAATTTTGACCATTACGATTACAGTTCACACTTAATTGATCCATCACCTCTTAATTACTCAACTGGTACTGGATACAATGAAAAAACTAAAATGTTGGTTATGATTCACTCTGGTGATGAAGGTGGAAATACTTCCAAATCTATTCACATATTTAAGTCTTCTAAAGATTTAAATGCTTGTAAAAGAATTAAAGAATACTTTGATAACTTAACCTCTACAGAATACTTTACTGATACTTGGACTAATCAAAATGTTAAGGATTGGTGTGTTTGTGTAGGTAATAATGGTTGGGTTGGTTTTGGTTTAAAACAAAGTAACAGTAAAAGATATTGTGCGTTTGATTGTAATGAAAAAGGAGCAGGAATTGCTATAACTGGACCTGATAGACGATACCTTGATTGGCAAGACTTTGCAGGTTCAACAACTACATCTTATGGAGCTTCTTCAGGACATCAATACTATAGTAAATATCAACCAACTTGGGATGGAACTTGGGCAATAATTTATTCACCATATTACTACTATGGTTGTGGTATTAATGCTTTTGCAATGAGTATAGAAAACCCTAGAAAATTTATTAACATAAGTCAAACACATACAGACTATCCTAATCCTTATATGGCTTGGGGACGTACTGGATTTCACGGTGGTTGCAGTCATAATACAGATGGTACAACTTGGCGAACATATGCTTTTTCATTTGATCCAACGGATTCTGACCATACTGTACAAACTACAGTTTATATGGGTGGATCTTCTGGAGACGGAATTAATCCAGATAATAATTCCCACGTAGGTGGAACATACGATAACAAAACTGGTGTTTGTAGTTTAAGTGAATGTTATACAAATTTAACTGGTGGTTATTATTCAACTTGTTACCCAGGACTGTTTGGAATTAATTGGTGGGGTCCATATGGATCTGGTTCTGACGCAAGTTATGGAGGTTCAGGAATAAATTCCTAGGAGAAAAAAATTATGATACATTATTTCAATTCAACAAACGGTCTACCTGCAACACCAAACGAAGACGCTGGTGAATCATTAGTTAAACAAGGTTTGGCAATTAAAAAAGAAGATTGTCCAGCAGATGTTGAGTCTTGGAGATTATCCGTAGATGTTGAAACTGGAGCACTCACTGTATTTGCTGAAGGTAAGCAAGAAGCTGACGCTTTGATTGATAAAAAAACTGCTGATGAAGCTGCTTATGCGGCTGGACAAGAAGTGAGTAAAGCGGCAGAAGCTGCTTCTTCTGATAAACCTAGGGAATAGGATGTTTAACGCCTTGTAAGTATTAAATATACTTTCAATTATATAATGATATGTATGACATTAAAAAATTAACAGAAGACATTTATCAAATCGCTGAACAACAAAGTTTTATCAAAACTCTTTCAGATAAGTCTACCAAAATCAACCCTAACCTTTACGCAATATATCTTTACAATCAGTTACTTTGTTATTCTGAAGTAGAGAAATATGGATTAGAAAATTCATTGTTTAGAACAACAATTGGATTACCTAGAGCTGAGCATATACATTATGATTTTAAAGCTTTATGGACAGGTGATTCAAATCCTACTACTCTACCAAGTACAGTAAATTATATTAAACATATTCAAACTATAAAAGAAGAACCTGAAAAATTATATGCACATATATATGTAAGACATTTAAGAGATATGATTGAAGGTCAATTAGATATGAAAAATACACCAGGACCTAATCGTTATTATAAATTTAAACACGGTGAAATAAAAGAATATAAAAGGATAGTAACTGAAACAATAAATAGCTATATAAATGTCTATCAAATTAATGTTCTCAATGAAGCGAAGGTTGCTTATGCAACTACTACACAATTATATCAAGAAATGGATATTATTACTGGACATAAAGACTTTAAATGGATAAGATAGAAAAGGAATAAAAAGATGATATGGGATCGTTTAATAGAGTGTAAAGATGAAATACTATCTATACTGGATAGAGATTGTGAAGAATACAATGAAGTTGGTATGGAAAAATTTAATAAAGAAACTTGGACTAATCGTACTTGGAAAAATAAAGATATTAGACGAGCACATTTTGAGATAGTGGACGCTAGAGATACTAAAGGTCAGTATATGTTACACTTATCTTTACTTCCAAATTTAACAAATAGTGGTCCAATTTATGGATTGGATGTTATTGCAAGTAAAAGTAAAGTTAGATATTTTCACGATTATTCTCCATTACTTGTAAACGAACATCCGTTATCAAGATATTTTATACAAGAATCAACTTGGTTTAAACCAACAAAACCGAGAGTGCGGCCGTTATTAGACACTGAAATTTTTAGTGAAGGTGTGCTTTCAGGTGGAAATATTAAAGATGAAAGCGAATTAAATCAAATTTGTACACTTGCTACATCTAATTTAGAATCATACCTAGATAAAATATCTGATTATGATGGTGATTCAAAAAAAGAAGATGTTATAAAAGGTCAAAATTTTTATTTTGAGCACGTCCAAAAACAAGAACAACATCCACATACCTCTGGTGTACTGCAATCACTTGGATTGCTTGACGAAGATATTACGACATTTTGTACTGATAATCTCTTTCCGAAGATATAATTACTATTATAAATATACCTAAAAGGGACTAAAAGGGATAAAAATGGCAGAACCAGCTTCAAGGGAAAATTTAAAACAATACGCTTTAAGAGCATTAGGTAAACCAGTCATAGAGATAAATGTAGATGATGACCAGTTAGAAGACAGAATGGATGAAGCATTACAATATTTTTCTCAATATCACTTTGACGGTGTTAAAAGAACCTACTTAAAATACGAATATACTCAAGCAGACCACGATAGAATTTTAGCAGATACTCCTGAATCTATATCAAAGACGTATGGTGATTCAACTGTAGTTACTACAAATTGGAAAGAAGGTAATAGCTTTATTGTTATGCCTGAATCTGTTATATCTGTAATTAATATGTTCCCATTTTCAAATAAAGGTAATTTAAATATGTTTGATGTTAGATATCAATTAAGATTAAATGACCTATACGATTTTTCTTCAACGTCTGTTATTAATTATGATGTTGTATTAAGACATTTAGATTTCCTAGACCATATATTAGTTGGTGAAAAACCATTAAGATTTAACCAATTAGATAATAGACTTTATGTTGATATGGATTGGGACAATGATTTACAAGTAGGTGAATATATGGTAATAGAATGTTATAGAAAAATGGATCCAAATGTTTATACAGATGTCTATAATGACATATTTTTAAAAAGATACGTAACGGCTTTATTCAAAAAACAATGGGGTTCTAATTTAAGTAAATTTGATGGTGTTGCAATGCTTGGTGGAGTTACATTAAATGGAAAAGAAATTTACTCACAAGCATTAACGGACATTGATACTTTAGAAATAAAATTAAGAAGTACTTACGAAGATAATGTACCATTTTTAATAGGATAAAACTATGCCAGTTAATCATTACTTTCAAGGTGGTATGGGAATTGGCAATGCTGCTGAACAAAGACTACACGAAGATATAGTTGTTGAAAGTCTTAAAATGTTTGGCAATGATGTCTATTATTTGCCACGAACAATAGTCAATAAAGATATAATTTTAGGAGAAGACGTAACTAGCAAGTTTGATGATACTTACTTGATAGAAATGTACTTTGAAACTAATCAAGGGTTTGCTGGTGAACAAGAAATTATTAGTAAATTTGGATTAGAAATTAGAGATGACACAACTTTAGTTGTTGCAAAACGAAGTTGGGATAATTTAGTTGGTAATAAAAGTGGTGGTTTAATTAGACCTCTTTTTACAGGTAGACCAAATGAAGGTGATATTATATTTGTGCCTTTGATGAAATCTTTTTTTGAAATTTTATTTGTAGAAGACCAAGAACCATTTTTCCAATTAGGCAATCTGCCAGTTTATAAACTTAAAGTCACTCGTTGGGAATATGCAAGTGAAAAACTTGATACTGGTTTACAAACTATTGACCAACACGAAGATACACATACACTAGACCAGTTGCAACATAAAATGACGTTAGAATATGGAGTTGAAGTTATATATGGTGCAGGTTCGGTACAGTTAGAAGACTACCACGATTTTTCTACAGGACAACCATCATTTTTATTAAATGAAGATTTTGCAGTACCTAATATACAAACACAATCACCTTATGCAGATAATTTAGATTTGAATACAGAAGCGGGTTATGATACTGTTACTGTTTCAGATGATATATTAGATTTTACAGAAAGAAATCCTTTTGGTGAGGTAGATGAATAATGTTTGGTAATCATTTTTATAATCAAGGTTTAAGAAAATTAACTATTGCATTTGGTCAAGTTTTTAATAATATAGTTCTTCAACAAAAATCTAGTACAGGAGCTGTTACTAAAAGAATACGTGTGCCTTTAGCATATGCACCTAAAGAAAAATTTATAGCAAGGTTAGAACAACAAGCAAATTTGCAAAAGGGTAAAACCTTTGCAATTACTTTACCTAGATTGGGGTTTGAATTAAAAGGATTAAAATATGACGCTACTAGAAAATTAAATAAACTTCAAAAAACATTTAGAGTTAAAACAGATGATTCAACAGTACATAATTTTAATTATACACCTGTACCATATGATATAACTTTTAACCTTTATTCTTTTACTGCAACAGCAGAAAATGGATTACAGATTATTGAACAAATACTACCTTATTTTCAACCTGATTATACAGTTACAGTTAATGTAATTCCAGAATTAGGCATTAAAAGAGATATACCAATAATTTTAAATGATGTAAGTTATGAAGATACTTATGATGGTGAATTTAATAAGCGAAGAGCTGTTATATATACTTTAGCGTTTACTGCTAAAACTTACTTATATGGACCTATGACAAAAGGTAAGATTATCAGAAAAGTACAATCAGATTTAGGGACAGATTTGGATGCTCCTTTATCAAGAGAGGAAAGAATTATAGTTATACCTAATCCTGAAACGGCGGATGCTGATGATGATTTTGGATTTACAACTACAATAAATTTTTATGAAGATGGAAAGAAATATAATCCAGTAACAGGAGAAGATGAATAATGAGTAAATTAGAAGATAGTGTGAATGAAATATTAGGTTTAGATAGTAAAAAAATTGAACCTGAAAAATTTGAAGTACCAGTACCAAGAGATACTGGAAAAAGTGTTACTGTAGAAAAATATTTAGATAAAGATTCTGATTACAGTAGAGAAAACTATTACAATTTAATAGAAAAGGGACAAGAAGCAATACAAGGAATATTAGATATTGCAAAAGAAGGACAACACCCTAGAGCATATGAAGTTGTTGGTCAATTAATTGGACAAGTTGGCGATACAGTAGATAAACTACAAGACTTACAAAAGAAATTAAAAGATTTAAAAGATTTGCCTGGAAGAACAAGTGCGAATATTAAAAATGCTTTGTTCGTAGGTTCAACTGCTGAATTACAAAAAATGTTAAATAAAAAACGTGAAAATGAAACTGATAAAGATGAACCAAATAAAAAAATTTAATGAATTAAAAGAACATATATTACCACTTAATAGTTTTATCGCAGGTTGGTATATTGATCCTAAAATTTGTGATGACCTTATAACCTTATTTAAATCAAAAAAAGAACATCAAAGACCAGGAGTTATAGGTGGACCTTACAGTGTTAAGAAGCACCAAAAAGATTCTATGGACCTAGGTCTTCATCAAAATTTTACAGATGAAGGTTTTGTAAAATATAAAAAACAATTGCAAGAAGTTACTAACCTATACGAAAAGAAATATCCTGAAGTTCAACAGCTTAATAAATTTGGAATGATTGAAGGAGCAAATATACAATACTATTCTCCAGGAGCAGGTTATTTTGCTGAGCATTTTGAAAGAATGGGTATAATGGAAAATCGTTGTCTTGTTTGGATGACTTATTTAAATGATGTTCCTGAAGGTGGTACACATTTTAAATATCAGAATTTAACAACTCCTGCTAAAAAAGGATTAACACTTATTTGGCCGACAGATTTTACTCATACACATAGTGGACAAATTACCAAACACCACGACAAATATATTATAACTGGTTGGATGGGATATATTAGAAATGATAAATATATACCACCAGTAGAAGAAGAGAGATAACAATGGCAGTAACAGACGCATATTTAGGAAACCCAAATTTAAAGAAAGTAAATACGGAAGTTGGATTTACTAAAGATGAAATTGAAGAATTTGATAGATGTGCTAAAGACCCAATCTATTTTATGGAGAAACATATGAAGATTGTTTCCCTTGATGAAGGTCTTATAGATTTTAAATTATATCCTTTCCAAAAAAATATAGTAAGAACAATACATAATAATCGTTTTACGATTGCAAAACTACCTAGACAGTCAGGTAAATCTACAACAACAATTGCATACCTCTTACACTATGCAATATTTAATCCGAATTCAAACATAGCAATTCTTGCTAATAAATCTTCAACTGCTAGAGATATATTAGGAAGACTACAACTAGCCTATGAAAACTTACCAAAGTATATACAACAAGGTGTTATAAATTGGAACAAAGGTAGTATTGAATTAGAAAATAAATCTCAAATTATTGCGGCCGCTACATCTTCAAGTGCAATAAGAGGAGGTACATATAATATAATATTTCTTGATGAGTTTGCTTTCGTACCTGCTAATATAGCTGAAATGTTTTTTAGTTCAGTTTATCCTACTATTACATCTGGTAAAACTTCAAAGGTTGTTATTGTATCAACCCCACACGGTATGAATCAGTTTTATAAATTATGGATGGATTCTGAAACTGGTAAAAATGATTATATTCCTATTGAGGTGCATTGGTCAGAAGTTCCAGGAAGAGATGAAGAGTGGAAAGAAATGACTATAAGAAATACATCTAAAGAACAATTCCAACAAGAGTTTGAGTGTGAATTTTTAGGTAGTGTTGATACATTAATTTCACCAATTAAAATTAAAGCAACTCCTTATATGACACCAATAACTTCAAGTGGTAATTTAGATGTGTTTGAAAATCCTATAAATGGTAGAAATTATGTTTGTTGTGTTGACGTAGCAAGAGGAGTAGAAAAAGATTATTCAGCATTTTTAATTTTTGATGTAACACAAATGCCTTATAAAATTGTAGCAAAATATAAAAGTAATGAAGTTAAACCTATTTTATTTCCACATATAATATCTAAAGCTTGTACAGGATATAACAAAGCAGAAATACTTGTTGAAACAAATGATATAGGACAGCAAATAGGTGAAGCTTTAAATTATGAATTAGAGTACTCTAATCTATTAATGACTACACAAAGAGGACGAGCAGGACAGATTTTAGGTGCAGGATATAGTGGAAGAGGAAGTGGTTTTGGTGTCCGTATGACAAAACAAATTAAAAAAATTGGTTGTTCTAATATCAAAACATTAATTGAAGGTGATAAAGTAATCATTAATGATTTTAATATCATAGAAGAAATGTCAACATTTTCTCGTAGAGGTAATTCTTGGAAAGCGGAAGATGGTTGTAATGATGACTTAATGACTTGTCTTGTATTATTTGGTTGGTTATCTAATCAAGCCTTCTTTAAAGAATTGACTAATACAAATGCTAGACAACAATTATATGAAGAGCAAGAAAAATTAATAGAACAAGATATGGCACCTTTTGGATTTGTAGATGATGGTATACCTGACTGGGAAAAACCAGAAACCGATGAATATGGAACAGTTTGGTATCCAGTAGTGAGAAAAGGACTCTAATTTGCGTATATTATAAATATCCGTAGTAATGAGATTTGACTATGGGCGTAAGAAAACTTACGAGTTTTGAATATTTTAAAATTAAATTAGCTAATTAAAAGGAGAAAACCTAATGGCATTTCAAGTATCACCAGGTGTTCTCGTACAGGAAAAAGATTTAACAAGAATCATTCCTGCCGTATCAACTTCAACTGGAGCTTTTGCTGGACAATTCAACAAAGGACCACTAGATGAGATAACAAGTATAGGCAGTGAAAGTGAGTTAGTATCTACATTTGGAAAACCAGATAGCTCAAACTTTGAGAGCTTTTTTAGTGCTTCAAATTTTTTACAATACTCAAATTCTTTGAGGATTGTTCGTGTACAGAATACTAATGTGTCAAATGCAACTGAAAGTGGTAGTGCATTTGTTATAAAAAATACTACTGATTACCAAGATAATTATGCTGACGGCTCAGCTTCTCAAGGACTATGGGCAAGTAGAACAGCAGGTGCGTGGGGAAATAATTTACAAGTTTCTCAATGTGCTTCTGCAACTGCCTATGAAGAAACAGCTAAAACAACAGCAACAGCGGCTTCCGTTGGTGCTACAGTTGTTGCGGTTGCTTCTGGAACAGGAATTGGTGCTGGAGATATAGTTAACTTTGGTGATGAATATGAATATAGAGTTGTTAGTGTTGCAACTAATGACTTAAGCATTGTAAGAAAAGACGAACCTTCTTACTATGGTACAAGTGACTCCTCTGGATTACATTCGGAACTTACTGGAACACCAGATGTAAGACGAAGATGGAGATATTATGATATTTTTGACAAGGCGCCAGGAACATCACCTTATGCACAAGCAAGAGGTGGGGTCAATGATGAATTACATATAGTAATCGTTGACGAAGATGGTGAGTTAAGTGGAACTAAAGGGACAGTTTTAGAAAAATTTGCAGCTGTATCAAAAGCTTCAGACGCTAAAAGTCCTCAAGGTGATACTAATTACTATTCAGATGTTATATTCAATCAATCAAGTTATATTTTTTGGATGGATCACAACGCTTCTGGTTCTAATTGGGGCAATGTAGCAACAGGAACAACTTATACAGACGTAACTGCTGTAAGTAATGTATCACTAGTAGATGGTGCAGATGGAGATGTTGCAACAATTGGTCAAGTTAAATCTGCTTATGAAAAATACCTAGACGCTGATACAGTGGATGTTGGATTAATCATTGCAGGTTCAAGCTTAACTACTGTCCATATTGACAATTTAATTACTATTGCTGAAAACAGAATGGACGCTGTTGTTTTTGCGTCACCTGAAAGAAGTGATGTAGTTAATATATCAAATACTAACACACAAAAAGATAATGTTGTTTCATTTTTTAATGGAATAAATTCATCAAGTTATGTATTTTTTGATAGTGGTTACAAATATCAATACGATAGGTATAATGATGTGTACAGATATGTACCTTTGAATGGCGATACAGCAGGATTGGCTGCAAGAACTGACTTAATAGCAGACGCTTGGTATTCACCTGCAGGTTTAAATAGAGGTATCGTTAGAGGTGCAGTTAAACTGGCATTTAATCCAACTAAAACACAAAGAGATGAATTATACAGAGCAAGAGTAAATCCTGTGACAACATTTTCAGGACAAGGAACTGTATTATTTGGTGATAAAACTGGATTAGCAGTACCTTCGGCATTTGATAGAATCAATGTACGAAGATTGTTTATCATTTTAGAAAAGGCAATATCAACAGCTTCTAAAGTCCAACTTTTTGAATTCAATGATGAATTTACAAGGGCTGGTTTTAGAAATATGGTAGAACCATTTTTAAGAGAAATACAAGGACGAAGAGGGATTACAGACTACCTAGTAGTTTGTGATGAAACTAACAACACAGGCGAAGTAGTAGATAGAAATGAATTCGTTGCTGAAATTTTTATTAAACCAGCACGAAGCATTAACTTTATTACACTTTCATTTGTTGCGACTAGAACAGGCGTATCATTTGAAGAGGTCGCAGGCTAAAAGGGATAGAATAGGAGAAATAAAATGGCAAACATAAATGACTTCAAAGCTAAACTTTCGGGCGGCGGCGCAAGATCCAATCAGTACAAGGTAGTAATGCCTTTTCCTGGTTACGCTCAAGTTGGTGGAGAAATAGAAGACCTAGCATTTTTATGTCAATCAGCCGCTTTACCAGGTATGTCAGTACCAAGTTTTGACGTACCATTTAGAGGCAGGGCTATAAAAATTGCTGGAGATAGAACAATAGCGGATTGGACTATCAAAGTAATAAATGATACTAATTTCAAATTGCGTAATGCATTTGAAAGATGGATGAACGGTATTAACAATATGACTGATAACGAAGGATTAACGAATCCAGTTGACTACCAAGTTGACGCATTTGTTGACCAATTAGATAGAAACGGCAGTACGATTAAGTCATACACTTTAAGAGGTGTATTTCCTACAACAATTGACGCTATTGCGTTAGATTATGCTGCTAAAAGTGAATTATCAGAAACAGCTGTTACATTAGCGTTCCAATACTTTGAAAGTAATACAACTACTTAAAAAGTACTATAAATAGTAGTGCAATTTAAGGAGAATTAATTATGGCTGAATTATTTGGATTTTCTATAACAAGGGTTAAAAAACCTTTAGATCCAAAACAAGCATTTACACAACCTCAAGCGGATGATGGAACACAAACCATCGCCGCTGGAGGGTATTATGGTCAATACTTGGATATGGAAGGTCAGTCAAAGACTGAACAAGACCTTATCAGACGTTATAGAGAAATAGCTTTACATCCAGAGTGTGATATGGCAATTGAGGATATCATAAATGAATCAATTGTTGCAAACGAACTCAAGGATGCAATAAGATTAAACCTAGAACAGTTACCATTCGGTAAAGATGTTAGACGAAAAATAGAAGACGAATTTAGAGAAGTTTTAAGATTAATGAACTTCCATACTAAAGGGCACGATATCTTTAGAAGATGGTACGTAGATGGAAGATTATACTTTCATAAAGTAATTGATCCTGAATCTACAAGAAAAGGTATTACAGAATTAAGATATGTAGACCCAAGAAAAATTAAAAAGATTAGAGAAATAAGAAAGAGAAGACCAGATGGACCTGTTCCTTATGGTTTAAATATTATAGATGATGTTAAAGAGTACTTTATATTTAATGAAAAGGGTGTAACAAATACAACATCTGGTGGTATAAAGATTGCTGTTGACGCAATTGCATTTTGTCCTAGTGGATTAATAGACCAAAATAAAAATATGGTCTTATCATATTTACATAAGGCAATTAAACCTGTTAATCAATTACGTATGATTGAGGACGCAAGTGTAATATACAGAATTGCAAGAGCACCAGAAAGAAGAATTTTTAAAATTGATGTTGGTAATTTACCGAAAGTAAAAGCAGAACAATATCTCCGTGATGTAATGGCAAGATATAGAAATAAACTTGTCTATGACGCAAACACAGGAGAGATTAGAGATGACAGAAATTATATGTCTATGCTTGAAGACTTTTGGTTACCAAGTAGAGAAGGTGGAAGAGGAACTGATATAACTACTTTACCAGGTGGACAAAATCTTGGTGAAATGGGAGATTTAGAATACTTTAGAGCAAAACTTTATCGTTCTTTAAATGTTCCTGCAAGTAGATTAGAAGCTTCATCTGGTTTTAATTTAGGACGTTCTACAGAAATAACTAGGGACGAACTTAAATTTACAAAATTCGTACAAAGATTGAGAAAGAAATTTACAGAAATTTTTAATGATATTTTAAGAACACAATTAGTTTTAAAGGCTGTGATTACAGACGAAGATTGGTTAATCATAAGGGATGTAATTCAATATGACTTTTTGCAAGATGGACACTTTGCTGAACTAAAAGATTCTGAAATGTTGTTAGAACGATTAAGACTTGCAGATACAATGAGAGATTATGTGGGTAGATATTTTTCAGTAGAGTATGTTCGTAAGAAAGTTTTACGACAAAACGATAGAGAAATAGAAGATATTAATAATCAAATTAAAAAAGAAATCAAAGATGGTATTATTGCTGACCCAATGCAACAATACAAATCTAGTAAAGACACAATAGAAGGAGAATATTAATGGCAGATAATGAACAAGGTATACCTACTAAAACAGCGGAGTTTATAGGCAAACTGCAACAAGGAAGAAATGCAGAAGCTGGAGAAGCATTTAAGGA